TGTATAGCTAGTAAGTCCAGTACCACCTTTATCCACAGCTATTGTAGTAGCTGACCATGTTCCTGTTGCTAATGTGCCTACAGCCGTAATCTGAGTCTGTGATGCCTCTACATTCAGTGTGACTGCTCCAGAAGTCCCACCACCTGATAGCCCAGTCCCTGCGATCACGTTAGTAATGTCACCGACCTCTGGTGTGGCCCACTGGAGAGTGCCGTCTGTATTAGAAAGACTTAGCACTTGGTCCACTGCACCTACGGCAGCAGGGAAGGTGAGTGTGTATGTTCCACTAACTGTGGCTGGAGCATCAAAACCGACGTACTGACCACCTGACGCATCCTGAAGTCTTAAATCGCCTTCGGCCAGAATGTCTACCTGGGCTGCACTAATATTGCCTGTAAATACAACATCATCCGCTCCGTCACCGACATAGAAGACCACACCATTACCACCACTGCCGTTTACATTTGTGGAGTTCAACTCAAACTGTGTACCAGTAGAGTTATAGTTCAACCAATAATCGACACCTGTCCCAAACTCGATAGTCCGATCATCGCTCAATCTAATCTGATCCAACGTGAAGCTACTGCTTGATATATTTTGATTATTGATGAATAGGGAGACCGAAGTACCAGTGACTGTGAACATATTATCGAGATAGCCCAGATCGTCATTCAGATAACCACCCCAGTTGTTAGTATCACTCCCGACTACGGGAACTTTCAGTCCTAAATTTGTTGTTGTTGTAGGCATAATTTTATCCTAGTGGCCGTGATCGCATTCGTAGTGACGATCCTGTATGCATTTCTCTCTCTCCTTGGAGCTTCAGTTCGTTCAGAGCCTTGTCCAGTCGTGCATTCCACATCGGCATCCTCTCATCGTTCATCAGGTAGGGAAATGCCTCGACTAATGTTCCAAAGAGATAGATGTCAGGGTTGTTGGTCAACAGCCAATTCGTTGTGGCTGAATCACTCAGTGCAGGAATCTTTGTGTAGTAGACAATCGAAGATGTGTAGGTTGCGTCTGGTGAGGGCAATAACTCTATCTGGTTAGTGCTTCCACCGATAACTGTAAAATAGGCTGGACGGCCTGTACTATTTGAACTTCGTCTTTCTGCTATCTCTTCTGGCGTTAAATATTCCAGGGTAATTTGTGGGCTTACATCCACGACAATCCTAATAACCTCTAATGTATCTGTAGGTAAATTGACATATCGACCATCAAGTGAGTAATCGTCCTTTTTGGTTATCATCTGACGATTACGAATCGTGCGATTAAATGTAGACTCAGCAAGGTCAATGAACTCAGGAATACGATCCGTTAAATCAGTTCGATCTAGCCAATTCGCCGTTGCTGTTTGTAGCTCTGCATAGTTTGATATTGCCATTAGACTCTACCTGGCCTCGTTCTGAATACTTTATTGTCGGGATCATTCAGCCATCTCTTGATTACTCTTTGATCCTTAAAGTTATTCGATATTTTTGCTAGTTTGTGGTAGATACTCATGGGTATAGAAGCAATATGATGCTGATCTCCTTTCCAATTCGCACGTTCATCTACTTGATTAAATTTCCCCTTATTGGCTTCCACTATATCACCAACGTCCTGTACAGTTTCTAGTGCATATTGCTTAGTAGATTCATCATAATGAAACCACTGCGTTGTTTTTGTTAATGGATCGTAATCAAGTATTTTTTTCATTAGTTCCTGCCTATTAGGGTGAGGGCTAATGCCCCCACCCCTTTAGGGTTAAGATTAGGTTATGCTGCTGCTTTAATTCCAGCGACAATACCATGAGCAGCTTCGTTGTTAACTTGAAGCCCCCATTCAGTTAGTGCCATACGCTTGTCGGCATCACCAGTCTTGGCCAATGCTTCAATAGTGTATGGACGTAGTGTAGCAATCTTGACTTCATCAGGATCGATCAAGAAAGCCCAGTCGTTCATCGCTGCTGAACCAGCGTCCTTCACTGTGGTGAAGAAGCGATTTGGCACAACAGACAAATTACCGAAGTCGCTGACATAAATGTCTGCTGCTCCGATGATTACGGACGGCTCTGCACCATCCACATTGTACCGACTTCCAGCGATTCCTGTAAATGCACTCACAACAGTTTTGTTGTAAGGACTTACCATCAACATCGATGGCTCACCACCACTGGTGAACGCCTGTTGCATAACACTTTGCAACATGGCTTCTGTAAACGCTGTGGGGGTTCCGAAATTCTTCCAAACCTTGTCTGCACCCGTTGGGGTTGAACTCCCACTATAGCTAGGTGCTGTTACTGCTGTGGAAACTTGATTAGTGTAAAGCCAACCAGGTAAACCAGCAGTTACTCTTGCTGTTCCAGATGACCCAACCACAGCACCCACTCCATTGAGTAGTGCTGCTTTTTCCACATTCCTTTTTAATTCTTTTGCTGCTTTTGCTGCTTGATAACCTACCTCAGAAGCACGACCAGCCGATAATACTCTCTGTTCAGTACCTGAGATAATGAAATCACGCATATTGATCTGACAGTAATTGCCCATACGATCTGTAGCAGTTACTGCTGTGAAGGTTTCTAAATTGTTACCTTCTATGGTAGCGGATGCATCTGCGTCTGCCAAAGCATCAGTCTGCCACTCAAAGTAGGTATTATCAGCATCTCTCGTTCCGACATTACTCTGGAACGGAGTCTGCGTTGGACTTATATCAGCGATCAAATCAGAGAGGTCTTCCCTGATCGCATCGTCGTTATAAGTCTCAAAAGTTGTTGCTAATGGATTTGCCATTGTTCTGTTCTAGTTCCTTATAGTTATTCCGTGAGCAACGCACCAAGAAGTGAAGCAGCATCATGGACCTTCCCAGTCTGCTTTAGCTTCGCCCTCTGGGCCTTTGCTTTACGGCCACGCATCTGTTGGCTTATTTGTTTCCCACCAGATTTTACGTTTTTGATTTTAGATTTGGCCGACCTGACTTTTTTGCTGTTCGCAAGTTGGTTGTATCTCCACGCATCACGCAAAACAATCATAGCTCTGTGATCGTAGATTGTATCTAACTCTTCCCTGGAAAATCCCATAGAAGAGCCAAATTCTAACAACTTCCTCTGCTCACCAGCTTTAACGTCAGGATCAGACCATTCCGGTATTTTTTCCAAAATCATCTTTTGCTCTGCTGCGAGTCTATGCTGCAAGCGGGATTGATTTTCCTCTTGTAATAAAGCTTGCATTCTATGTTGCTCTTCAGCAATCGCCTGAACCTGTGCTTGCCTATCTTGTTGAATTTGTTTTTGCTTCAACCACTCGATAGGATTTTCTCTTTCCAGAGTTTCCCAGTCGATGTTCGGCTCACTTGCAGATCCCATGTGTTCTTGGAGTTGTGCAAGAACTTGAGAATACGACTCACGTTCCTGCTGAATAGCCATCGCAGTGGCTTCAAACTCTTTACGTTCTTCAGCTAATGCTTGGCTCTTTTGCGTGAATGATGATCCTTTCTGATAACCAGATATGAGTTCATCGAGTGGTACATCCATCTCTTTGCCGTCTACTATTACCCGGTAGGATGAAAGCTCACCTTCTGAGTACTCTTCCTGATTATTTTCGCTGACCTCTTCCACCTCTTCTGAGTCTTCATAGGACTCAGCTTCGATGGCCTCTTCTTCGATGCCATCTTCTAGCTCAGAATCAGAGTGCTGCTCCTCTTCTTGAGGTTCTGCGTATTCTCCTCTGAGCATTGATGTGAGACTATCTTCTATTTCTCCTGCGGTTCGTCTGCGAGGACGTTCACTCCCATAAGCCTCATGGTCTTGGACCTCTGGCTGAATTGGGCTAGTGATAGTTTGTTCGCTCACGATTTCCTTCCTCTTTTAGATTTTGAAACTTTGCGAGATTGCTCCATAGCCCAATCACCTACCAGGGTGCGGAGTCCTCGCACGATCTCATCAAGGCCCTTGCCTTGCATATATAAATTCTCTCTAACACTGCTTTCATTTAACTCGGTAAGCGTCCATTGTGCAACTATGTTTTCTCTTACCTTTTCTAAAACTTCAACAAAGACTGGATCTGCAAGAATCTCTTTTGCTCTGCGACCCTTCTGCTCTGCCGTTAGATCATTCACCTTCTGTTTCTTCCTTTATCCTTGCTCTAAGCAATTCTAAACTTACCTCATCCTCGTATTCCTTTTCCCGCAAAGCTAAATCGCCAGCTATTCTTGTGGTTTCACGCTCATTAAGCATTTGAGCTTTCATAGCGTCAAGCTGTAATTTTTCCTGGTCGATAGCAGTACGGGCTTGGATGTCTACCATCTGCACCTCTGCCAATTGTTCCTCTGGTGTTGGTTCAGGTGGTGGTGGTGGTGGTGGTTCGTAATCAATCGGTAATGGTTTAAAGAATTGATTTGAATCCTTGAACCCACTCACTTCCAACATCTTGGTTAATGTGTTTCTTATTTGGCCCAATCCAACTAATGGATTATTTGGACCCATTTGTTGCATAATCTGTTCCTGCCTACTAGCAATCTGATTCAATGTATTTAATCGTTCATCAATCATTCCAGAACCTAGTCCAACATTCGTAGAAACGTCCATTGTGGCATCCCAAACTCTAGGATCTATCGGAGTCCAATCATTGCGGAGTCTAACCATTCGTTCCTGATCTTGGTTTTCGATAATGAGTCGTAGCAAGCCTTTGAACAATGGTTTGAATCCTGTCTCTGCAAACAAACGAGCAATCATTTCTAGGCGTTGTTCTGCACCTTTCATTGTAGCACTAACCGCTGCTCTCGTTGTAGACTGTAGTACATCTGGGTCCAGTCCTTGTGATGCACCACTTTGTCCAGTTCTCGATGACTTCATTTGATCGAGATATTCCATCATTGGAAATGCTTCTCTACCGAGGAAGGGTACATTCAATTGTTGTACCATTCCTGGTGCTCGCATTCTAATAATCGAACCAACTTCTGGATTCAGGACATCATCAATATCGACCTGGCCCTCTACTACTCCAGTTCGTGGATACAGTGCAAATGACAAGCTATCAAGCATACCTCTAAGCACTGCTGATTTCACACGTTGAATATCCTTAGTCATATCTGCAACATCAGAACCAAAGAACACATGAGGTTCTGGATCACAAGCAAACACAGCAAACGGAATGCTATCAATAGGTTCGTTATTTACTAGGTGATAGTTTGACCCCACTGTGCAGACACGCCTGAGTTCAGCCAAACCATCTCCGTCATAATCTACATAGCAGTAGGCTTCAACATAAAGAACTCTGCGTTCATTATATGTTGATAGTGGTCCTGGCATCGTGCGATCTGGATACCTGGCCCAGTATTCATCGTTATCAGTAAATGCTACCTCATCAGACAAATAGTCATCTAACATATCCTTATCATAACCCATAGCTACCAAGTCACTTACTGTAGCCATTGTCCTATGACCTACGACCTGTGCATCATCAAGACTGGTTGCAGCCGAGTCTACAAAAAATTCTTCGGGTGGCATCGTTTCGACACGAACCCTGTTCTTTTTCCGTTGACGCTTAATCTCTACATCATAGATCATTGGTGGCTCCATGCCTTGAGCTACCATCATCTCGACTTGCTCTGGTGGAATATCTGGATTAGATACTCCTTCTACTGAGACTGCTTCTACATCTTTTTCCTGTAACAATAATCCAAGTGTTGCTTCATCTAACCCCTCAAAGCTGTAAGTATGCACTTCAAGGGAATCATCCCATGACCACTTTACGATACCGCCTTTATTGACCAGTGCATCCTTGAACACACTGTAAAATATTCCTACAGAATCATTATCTTCACGAAGGATATAATTCACATAATCTGTAGCCTGTTCTGCCGTTGCTACATCTTCGGGTCCACGGGGTACAAACTCCACCATGTTCTCTGCACCAAAAAATACTCGCATCAATGATGGAAGCATTGCCTGTACACTATCACGCACATCTCTGCTGACTACCTGGCTACGCCCATCGACCTCATTACCAAAAGGATCACCATTGTAGTAACGAGTAGACTCTGCCCTAAGTGGACTGATGTCATCATCAATAAATTGGATAGCGTCTTCGATGTATTGGCGAACTACAGTTTGTAGCTCGCCTTCTGTCATGCCTATACCAGCTTCGGTTTCAGCTTCGTCTATATACGCCAAATTATACCACTCTTGTAAAAGTTAGCTTTACGAAACTACTCTTATTCTCCCTAATGTTCAACAGGGTCTAGGGGCAACACCCGTGTTGGAGGGAGACACCTTGTTTATTTAAGTCAGGCTACCACGCCAATAATAGCCGTAACCCCCTAGACGATTCCTGCTAAATCTCTTTTTAATTTGCCCATCCTTCTGCCAGACCTACCCCCTATAGCAGTACCAGCATCGGACGCAAAGGTCAATACAAACGCATCCGCAGCATCAGGACTGGCAACACCACGCTTCTTCAAATCTGCTTTCGATTCTATCTTCACCTTACCGCTAGATGTATAAGTATAACGCAATGTGGTAAGCTCTCCCTTTAATCTATCATCTCTGGGAAGTCGTACATCACGCCCTTCCAGCCAACCTTTAGCTTTATACCATAATTCTGCCCGAAGGTTCAAATAGGTGTCACCCATTGCAGGGCTTTCCGACACGTTAATTGCATAAGCTGGTAAGCCAAGCTCTCTGAGTCTATCCGCTACACCAGCACCAAGTCCTATTGCGTCCACAAAAATTTCTTGAGGTTTTTCCATTGACTTATCATACTCTGATTTAATCGCACCTGTTAATTGCATTGTATCTAGTCCACGCCATAACCGAATAGGTTCAGTAATCGCATTGCCTTTACGTTTACACAAAGCAGACGCATCAGCCCCAAATCGTGCTACATCTACTCCCCATACAATTGGAGAATATTGAGTAGGAAGTACATCACGATTAATTGCACCATCTGTTAGCTCCATGCTAATGACTGTATCATCATCGCCTTTTGGAAACTCGCCCAGCACACGCACACGATAAGTATTAGATTCTTCGCCATATCGTAATCTACATTCTTCGATGTACTCATCTGACACTCGTTTCGTTGTTTCGCATGATACATGAAATGTAGTCCAGCGATCAGCTAACTTATGAAACGTATCATAGAAATATCCAGAACTTCTAACCGGATTTCCTGCCAATACCATTGAAGCGTGTAACGCACTCATGCTACCACCAGCAGCTTCATACACAGCCTCTGGCACACCGCTAGCCTCATCACATATCAGCAAAACGTGTTCAGCGTGTACACCTTGCAGTGCATCGGGTTGTTCAGCCCTAGATGTTCTAGCTGATATAAAGTTACGCTCTGGATCTGATGCAAGTTCTATACGATCAGCACGAATTGTAAACATCTCAGTAAATGCACTCACGGGTGATTGCTTTAACCATGCTTTTGCTTCAGGCAACAATGCATCATGTAGCTGTGCAGATGTTGGTGCAGTTATCACGACCTTCGCATGATAGTGAGTTGTGATCCACCATAGTGCTAACCAAGACAAACAGGATGTCTTACCAACTCCATGACCAGACCGAATAGAAACACCACGATCTCCATTGGCTACAGCATTCATAACCTCTGACTGCCAATCATCGGGAGTAGCATCAAGAATCTCAGTAACAAACAGAGTAGGATTTTTTCGACACTCTTCTATGAGCTTATC